TCCCTGTCAGCGACCCTAACATTCCTTCTAATGCACACAGAATGATGATTAGCCAAATGGCTCTCCAAATGGCACAACAATCACCTCCTGGTATGTTTAATATAGAAGCATTAAATAGAACAATATTAACTGCTGCTAACTTACCTAATATAGAAGAAATACTTCCACCTAAACAAGAACCACAACAGATGGACCCAGTATCAGATATTATGGCAGCAACAAAAGGTATTCCAATAAAAGCATTTGAAGGTCAGAACCATGATGCTCACATACAAACAAAGATGTCTTATTTACAAGACCCAGAGAATGGTGCTAATCCTATCATGGCTAGAATAAAACCAATACTAGAAGCTAATATACAAGAACATTCAGTTATGAAATATCAAGAACAAGTTAATGGTATTACTAGAATGGGATTAGAACAGTTACCACCAGAACAAGCACAACAACCTAATATAGGAGAAATGGCTATGGCAGAAGCTGCTAAACAAGTATTAAATGCTAATCAAGCTTTAGGTCAAGCTCAATCGCCTGAACAACAATTAGTTGCATTAAAACAAGCTGAAGTAGGATTAAAAGAAAAAGAATTAAAAATGGAAGAAGCTAAACTAAATGTTGAGTCTACATTAGATGCTCAGAAGCTACAACTAGAAGAAGCTAAGTTAATGAAAGATGCAGGAGTTGCAGGTCAAAATGCTATGTTAAAGAAAGAAAAAGCTGACCTTGATAGACAAAGTAAAGAAACAATGAAGTTACTAGATTTAATTGCTAAATCAGAAATAGCAGAACAAAAAACTCAACTTGATTTAGAAAAAATAAGAACACAAGCTTTAGAAAAAGTAGCTCAAATGGAAACATTAGATGAAACACAAAGAAGTATGAAACTATTAGATGTAATGTCTAAAGCTGTACTTCAAGATGCAAAGAACAACTAGGGATTTTAATTGTCTATCGACTGCCCTAGCAGACAAGCCAAGACGATAGATATAATTTTATAAAGGAGAATAAATTATGGCGAATACAACTTTTAATGGACCAGTCAGAGCTGAGAATGGCTTTATTGGTGTTACAAAAGATTCAGATACAGGAGCAATAACAGAAAATATTACTTATGGTAATAGTGGTTTGGTAGCAACTCCAGTAACATTAGCTGATGCAAATACAAGTTTAACTGCTGCTACTAATGGAGGAAGAGTAAATATTATTCCAGATGTAACAGGAAATAGAATATATACATTACCTTCACCATCTGCAGGATTACATTTTAAATTTATTTATGGTGGTGTAGCTGCTGATGCTTCAAACCCAATAATATCTACAGGAGCTGATGCAAACTTTATATCTAAAGGTGGTATTACTTTTCATGATATAGATGCTAATACAACAGCATCTGTTTTTCCAAATGGTAGTTCAAATTCTAAATTAACAGTTAATGTTCCAGAATCAATAGAAATTAATTTTATTGCTTTAGATTCTACTAACTGGGCTGTTTGGGGTGTTATAGCTGCAGATACTGCACCTGCTTTTGGCGACCAATAATAATTAATTAAGGAGTAATATATGTGGAAACAACCAATTATAAAAGAAATTAGTGTAGGCTTAGAAATTAATTGCTATGCGTGTGCTGAACTATAATGGAAGTATCTAATGAAGCTCTTCGTAAATATGACGAGGAGCTTAACTTATTAAGAATTAATTTAGCGAATGGACAAGCAGATTCATTCGCTAATTATAAACAACTCGTAGGTCGTATACAAGGAATTGAATGGTCTATTGAGGTTATTAAAACTATAACAAAAAAAATGTATGAAGGAGAAGAAGAATAATGCAACAAGTAAACATGGGAAAAGTTATTAAGAATGATGCTTGGCTTTCAAAAGAAGAACAAGCTAATCCAGATGTTCTACCAGAACTTCCAGGATTTCATGTTTTAGTAAGACCTGTTTCAATTAAACAAAAAACTAAAGGAGGTATTTTGTTACCAGACTCTACAAGAGATGATATGGCTTATCTTACAACAGTAGGAGAAGTTGTAGCATTAGGTGATTTAGCTTACAATGATAAAGATAAATTTCCTAAAGGAGCTTGGTGTAAAAAAGGTGATTATGTTTGTTATGGCAAACATGCAGGTCAAAAAATAAAGTATAAAGGTTTAAAGTTTATACTATTATTTGATGACCAAGTGATAATGAAGGTAGAAAGTCCTAAAACTTTAGACCCTACTTTTAATTTATCTAAACATAGTGTGTAATAGTACTTGCATACTTTAAAATAATATAGTATAATAATAAGTATAACGTAACTCGTATGTCTCGTTAGCAACGAAAAGGAATAAACAATGCAAGAAGAATCTTGGAATGAAGTTAAAACAGAAGAACCAGAAAAAGAAAAAGTAGAATTTGAAGTAGAAAAAGAAGAACCTAAGAAAGTAGAACCTGAAGTAAAAAAAGAAGAGCCAAAAGAACTTCAAGGTATTGAAACTAAAGGTGCAGAAAAAAGAATAAGACAACTAGTTAAACAAAGAAAAGATAAAGAAGATGAAGTTGCTAGATTAATTAAACAAAATGAAGAATTAAATTCTCGTTTAAATAATACACAAAAAGAATTTACCAATATAAGTAAATTAAATTTAGATGCAACTGAAAAACAATTAAAAGATAAGTTAGAATTAGCTAGAGGTGCTTATACAACAGCATATCAAGATGGAGATGCTGAAAAAATATTAAAGGCTCAAGAGTTTCTAAATGATGCACAGAATGATTTAAAATCAGTTGGTGCAACAAAAATGCAGTTTAAAGAACCAGAGGTTAGACAGACACAACAACAAGTGCAACAACCTCATTATCAACCACAACCAACTCCAGACCCAAAGGCACAAAGTTGGGCAGAAAAAAATGATTGGTTTGGTGAAGATAAAATAAGAACTGCTGCTGCTCTAGCAATAGATGCAGATTTAAAAGAAGAAGGATTTAATCCTACTGATGATGATTATTATTCAGAAGTAGATAATAGATTAAAAGAAGCTTTTCCTCATAGGTATAAAGCTGAAGAGGTTGAAGAAGTTCGTAAGCAGGAAACGTCACCTGCTCAAGTGGTTGCAGGAGGTACACGTAGCACTCCTAGTTCTAAGAATAAAGTTAAGCTTTCAAAAGAAGATGTAAGATTAGCTAACAAATGGAATATACCCCTTGAACAGTATGCTCAAGAAAAACTTAAAGCAACAAGTGCTGATGGCGAGTATACAACAATAAATATGCAACGTGGAGGTAAATAATGACAACACGAATCAATACACGTAGTTCACAACTTAGAGAAAATAATACTAACGAAGAAATGACTTATCAGTTTGAAGAACAAGATAATTTATATATACCAGATGCAGTAAGAAATCGTTTCAATAGCGAAGGAATGACTCTTGGATGGTTAAGAATAACTCTTAAAGGTCAAGATGATTTTAAATATATTGGTAAAAAAATGCAAGAAGGTTGGCAATTTGTTGATATTAAAGAAGTACCTGAATTAGAACAAACATCACTCGTGAAGATGGATGGAAGATACTCTGGAGCAGTCACTCGTGGAGACATTGCGTTAGGTAAAATACCTACCAAGTTATTCCAAAGTAGAAGTGAGTTTTACAGAAATAAATCTGACCAATTAATGGATGCAGTTAATAGTCAATTAATGAGAGGAAATAATTCTAGTATGCCCATTTCTAATTCAAGTAAATCAACAGTAACAAAAGGTAGACAACCTACTTTTCAGAAGTAAATCTTTTGTTGCTTTTAATAACAATCAAAGGAGATTAGAACATGGCAGCAAATAATGCCCCAAGAGGATTAGTCCTCGCTAAGAAAAATGGTGAAGCTTCTAATTCTACTGGTATACGAACTATTGATTTAAATCCTGCAAGTCCTAAAGTGGCTTCAGCATTAATACCTTCAGATATTTTTACTGGAGACCCTGTAATAATTGAAGCTTTAGGTACAATTAAACCTTGTACTAATGATGTAACACTTAAATGTTCAGGTGTCTTTCAAGGATGTAGTTTTGTAAATGCTAGTGGAGAACAGAAGTTCGCTAGAAGTATTACTGGTGGAGTTACAGCAACTGATGTAAAAATTCAAATTGCAAGTGACCCTGCTCAAACTTATTTTATACAATCAAATATAGGAGTTACAACTTCTGCAAATCCAATAGGTATTGGTGTTTATAATGCCCCTTGGGTTGTAGGCACAGGTAGTCATAAAACTGGACAAAGTGCTTATGTAATAGATGGTGATGGTAACACTCAAGCAGCAAGTCATTTAAGAGTGATACGTAGAGCACCTTGGGATACAGGTACTAGCACATCAGCAGGTATAACAGATGCATACCCTTGGTATGAAGTAAGAATAAATACACATTTTGATAATTTTCAATCTGCTTCAATTTCAACAGCATAATTTAAAAGGAGAATAAAATATGGCTATAAATAGAGCTGCGATAAGCAAAGAACTCCTTCCTGGATTAAATGCAGTATTTGGGATTGAGTATGGAGAAGTTAATAATGAGCATGAACCACTATATGAAATAGAAAATTCAGATAGGTCTTTTGAAGAGGAAGTCCTCTTTACAGGATTTGGTACTGCTCCAACTAAAAATGAAGGA